ACGGATGCCGTTTGTTTCTTTCTTGTTTAATTCAAGGTCACCGAGATAATTATGATGAACAAAATTCATTTCACATAGTTTCCATTTTGGCTAGCAGGTATTCCTTCACAAGTCCAGAGCGAACGATATCATCCACTCCAAATTCAACAATATCAACAGAGGGCATAACACGCAGGATCTTCATGAAGTCTGCAATGCCATTCCTCTCAGCGGATTTAACAAGGTCAGTCTGGGTGGCATCACCACAGAACATGATCTTACTATTTTCACCTACACGAGTGATTATACTATCAAGTTCGTGATAATTCAAGTTCTGGAATTCATCCACAATGATAACAGCATTATCAAGAGTGGTTCCACGAATGAATGACGTAGACCAGAATGAGATGGTCCCTTGAGTTTTGAGGTTGCCGTAGAGCATCTCAAAGTCTGCATCTGTAGGCATCTCAAACATGAACTTCACCATATTCTTATATGGAATCTGGTAAAGAGATGACTTGTCTTCGTGGTCACCCGGCAAAAATCCAATCTCTCTGGTGGCAACAAGTGACCTTACAATGTAAATCTTTTCATATGGAGACTTCTCATCTAACACATCTTGAAGTGCGTTGTAGAGAGTGATGAACGTTTTACCTGTGCCAGCACAACCATATGCCACAAGGTTCTGGTTGTTTTCGTAGCAGCGGAAAAGTTCTTTTTGATTTTCTGTTAGTGGTTCAATGGACCTCATCAGGTCCTTATTGATTGGTTTCTTTCTTTTCATGTGCTTGTTGCTCATCCCGAATGGGACAATTGGTGTAGGAGACTTCTTTTTTGCAGGCATAAGCGGAGATTAGAATTGGTAATCGCGGTTTTTGCGGACAGTAGCACCCGGTTGTTTAGATGCACGGTCCAAGACTTCATTCCATCCACTGGAATTAGCCTCGCCCGACCACCTAAACATCTCTTGGGTGCTCGCACATCCTTGCGACCAATCCCTATCCCATTCTGGATTATCCTCTCTCCACTTAGAGTACTCTTTCATTGTCATTGTGAGTACTTTAGTTTCTTTACTTTCTTTATTAATAACAGGGTACGTTGGCATAAACGTTCAATCCTTTTCTTGTATTTATTAAATCCACTCCATTGCTTCCGCAACGGCAGGAAACTGTTCGATAAAAATCTTCTTAGCACCTAGAGCAATATCCATGTGCTCCTTCTGTGTGCCGTTAGCAGAACGCAAATCGATATAATGGATCCATGATCTTACAGATCCGGTCATGTAAAGTCTTGTGGGCGTTGCGAGGGGAAGCACAAAACGAGCACACTCCTTTGCGATCCCAACATCAAGCATTTCTTTGTAGAGTTTCATTCCCTCTTCAAAGTGCTTCTGCATTTTTATCTGGAACTCTTGACGGACAAACGGGTCAATATCATCAATAGAATTCTGACGATTCTTGGTGTCTTGGCGGCGTAGTTCAGGTAGAGGGATCTCCTCCGCGAGTAGGGAAGAATCAGCATAGCGTTGTGAGAATTCTTGATATGTCATGCTCCTATGACGAAGCACTTGAGCTGCTACTCCCCTGGTGGTATTGATTTCCAGGGTCATGTATGCCTGCTCAAAGATACTCCAGTGCTGGTGCTTTACACAATACTTCAACAGACCAGAGAACTTTTCGTTCTCCTGGTTATTTGGATTGCTTACACGGGCACAATATGCCATGTGTTTCTCAGCGTCAGGAGTGACACTAATCAATTTAATCGGGGTATCCGTCATCGTCATAAAATACTTCGTCGTAATCTGTAGAGGCGTAAGGAATGGGATCATCAAAGTTCTCCCGCTTGTCAACATAAGATTCAGGATCGGAATATACTTCCGACTCAAGTGCTTCAACCAACAGTTTGAGATTCCTTACTATAAGTTTTAGTCTATCTCTTTCCATAAAAAATGGGAGGTTACCCTCCCATCATAACACTATTCAATTGGTTACGCAATCACTTGACGTAAGTGCGTCCACGGTAGCAGTAGGTGCCGTGAGTTTCCTCAGGTGCCTGATGCACTTTGCACTCAACACCACGATACTTGGTGATGTTGATTTGAGCATCGTGCAGTGCTGCTGCCTTGTCGATTTGCTTCTTGATCAGTGTAAGGGTGTTCATGGTAGTTACTCCTGAAATACTAGGGTGGTTTATTCCCCGTTCCTTCAGTCGTTTGCGTCCCCGAAGGGATGAACGATCCGTTCCGCGACCTACTTGCGTCCCACAGAGTGGGATGAACGTACAGGTCTATTATAGACCTCGTGTATTATATAGTCAAGCAGTTTTGTATAACGTGTTACAAAAACATACCTTTTTCTGACATGTATTGAATGGTCTCCTTTAATGTGCCACGGTGATGAAGACCCAAGGCAATCTGAGGATACTCTGCATCATCACCAAACTCAGCACGGAACTGCCGGTCAGTGAAGTCAGCATCAAGTTTAAATTCTCTAACGTCCTCATGAGTTGCTTCAAGCAACATGCGAGCACGTTCGCACTCTTGACTACCGTTGGAATAGATTATTGATTGCATCCTTCTCCATCCTCCTCGTACTCGATTACAATTCTTTTATAGTTTCTACCAGTGTGATCTACACAAGTGATGTGAGCCAATGTGCCATCTAATTGATCAGAAATTTCGTGGAGTTTACTCCAGGGGATCTTTTTCTCAGTCACGTTGCCTCCAGTCATCGGGTTTATCTCTTTGAAACCAATCTACAATTTCATCTGCACCATCGAACCCCGTCTTATGATTAGATGGGTCGGGGTCCCCTAGTCCCATCTTATTCAAAAAATCCTCAGTGCTTCCCTCCTGAATATCTTGAGAAGCCTGGCGTCTTGCTTTCTGTAACCAATCCCTGGCAAGGGTATGCGACTTAGCAAGTTTCTCTGCCCAGATCATATCCTCTAACGGAACATGTTCTTTATTGGCAATGCACCTACAAATAGACTCTAATCTGAGTCGGTAAGCGGTAGAAAGCATGTTAGTTATTTTCGGAGTTTAGATTCTAATTCTGAAGTTTTATTGAAATCAGCGTATGCTGCTTCTGATCTTTCACCGAGAATAGTTAAAATGTCATCACGAATCACATCATTGTCAACGTAATCATCAAGATACTTATCTAGTGCTTCCTTCAGGTATCTATACCTGTGCCACTCTGGAGAGTATGGTTTATACATGATGATAATAATACATGCTAACGATCATAATACTATCTATTAGGTTTGTCAATCTAGTCCCAGATTACCTTGCTCCTCAGTTTCCTCAAGCATGGGAGTGATGATGTTTTCATTCCCATCCATCATTTTCACAGCATACAAACTTGATTTAGCATACTTCTTTAGACCTTTGTACTTTTTGATGAGCACATCAATCTCATCCAAGTTGATGGTGATTTCTGCGTCCTTTCCTGTTCGCCCAGCATTCTGGTTGCCACCAAATCCAATGCTCATTTTCTTTTCTTTCCCTCCTTCTTTGCTTTTGCACCCCAAAGTTTAGGATTAACAGTTCCATATCCAAAGTCAATTCTTTGGACAGAACCTTTTCCATACTTATCATAGTACATGTCAAAAAGTTTAGAGACCTTACCACAGCGAACAAGATCAACGAACTTTTGATTGCCAACAATATACCAGATCAATCTAGCATCCGTTGGAAAGGATTTATCATTCGCAGCTTCAAGAGTAGTTCTCTCAAGAAGGACCTGGCAACTATAGTCGGATGGATTTACGTTGTTACTCTCTGATCCAAACTCAGCCATTTCCTTTTCCTGTTCTACTGCTACCGTCATGAACGGTCCCCCCATCGAATGTCAGGGAATGCCTGAGCGACATTTGCCTGGGTTATCTTATATTTAGTTTGCAGTTGTTTATCTTTTGTTAAGCACAAAATCTTTGCCTCCTCTGGATGAAGACCCTCAAGCATCTGAATAAACATGGTCTCTCTACGAAGACCATTCAGGGAATCATTACCACCCTTCACGAAGTTATAGAGATGCTTCCACTCTCGACGGAGAGAGGTGTGATCAGTTCCAACAGGAACTTCATTCTCTTTATATGGAACTTCTCCAGGTGGGAGAACACTGATGATACTGTCATCAAAGTTCCAGATCAGGATAGCAGTCAGGGCATCGTTGCGATACTCCTGAAGAATCTCCGCTTTCTTAGCGGCACTCCGTTGCTTGCTCGCGAGTTCTAGAATCTCGTGAAGGAATGGGTTGGGTGGTAGTTTGACTTCCTTTGTTGCCTTAGTCTTCGTCGTCGTCTTCGTTGGACTCATAATAGTTTTCAAATCGTACTGCTAAAATTTCATCGGGTAATACGTTTCCGTTTTCATCAAACATCTCTGGATGAGTGTAAACGGGTTGGGTTTGGAACTGGTGCTCCTTTGCTAACCATCCTACCACACCTCCTACAAAAAAGAACATGATAGAAACTAATGTTCCGATAGTCAAGGTTACTGCTAACATCTTTTGTCCTCCAGAGACTTATTTCTTTCTGATGTCCAGATAAACGTTTAGATGAAATACAATCTCTCTGCGGAAGAGAGAGACCATCTTGCCAAACTTTATCTGAAAAGTTTTCGGGGGTTCTGGCTTCTTCCTCCTTCTTCTTAGTAGTAACTCAAACCCACGATTGATGTGGGTATCCTCATTATTTAGATTGCTTTTTCCGTCTTCCAGGTCTTCGGTCATCACTATACCTCTTTGCATCTTCTATGAAACTTTCTAAGTAGTTTCTGATTTTTCGTGCTTGAGGTTTAGGGATATGACCATAACCTTCACGCAATTGTTTGTGCTCGTTATCAGCACCACCTTTGAGATATTCATCTAACTCTACGATTGTATCGTTAAGTTCTTTTGTTGTTGAACTAGTGAGGAATGAATCTATCTCATGCTTTTTTACTTTGCTGTCCTTGAGGTAATCATAAAATCTTAAGTTCATTTGTCCCTCAAAGGCATTATCAATCGCATGTTCTATTAGATCGAAGATGTCGCTGAGGTTTTGTTCCATTAGACTAAATTCTGCTCTCGTAAGTATTTGACAGTTTCGGAGCAACCTCCGATGGATGTTTCGTCAACTAAAACCTGTGGGAATGTAGATCCAACTCCAAACTTGGAGTAAAACTCCTCCCTGGTATAGTCTCTGTTTAATTTATACACCACATGTTTTTGCTCTGCCAACTGTAACACCTGAACTACCTTGGTGCAATAGGGGCAACCATCTCTCGAATAAACTGTGAATGTCACTTTTGTACCTCCTTCCAATCGTTTTCAAAAATTTCCATACCTTTATCAGTAAGGATGTGATCATACATCTGTTCAAATACCTTGGGTGGCATCGTACAGATTTCAGCACCATTATACCATGATCTGATAGCACGTTGCACACTACGGATAGAAGCAGACAGAACCTGAGTTCGCACCCCATGAATACGATACAACTCAGCGATGGATCTGACAACCTCCAGACCTGCCACTGACTGGTCGTCTAGGCGTCCTACAAAGGGAGAAACGTATGTTGCCCCTGCCTTTGCTGCTAGGACCGCCTGAGCGGCACAGAAGATGAGTGTGACGTTGACCTTGACTCCCTCATCAGAGAGTGCCTTACAGACCTTCAGACCCTCGCGTGTGCAAGGAACTTTGACCGTACATACATCACCAAACTTTTGGGACAGTCTAGATCCCTCCATATACATCTCAACAAAATTTCCCATGACCTCCATGGAAATATCTTTGACGCCAATATCTTTGATCTCTTGGTAAACTTCTTCGGGATCACGACCCGCTTTCATAATGAGGGTAGGATTGGTGGTGACGCCATCCACCAATCCAGTATCAAAGTGTTTTCTGATGACCTCCGTGTCAGCAGTGTCTAGAAAAATTTTCATTAAAAAAGGGCGATTGATACGCCCCTTATATATCAAGAATTGTCTTCGTTGTAAAGACCCTCAAGTCGTTCTTTTGTTAAATCAACATACATAACCTCTTCACCAGCGGCAGGTGCCTCTGGATGACGTGGTTTGGGAGGTTTGTTCATCTCCCTGTTGATGTCACGAACGTTAGACCACATCAGTGCAAAAGCACCGCCTGCGATGAGAGAAAAGCATACGCCATATACGAAGACAAGATAGTGATTCACAGTGCGTTACCTCTGGGTAGTACTTCCTCTGGGAACACAAATTGTTCGTGAGGTTGATCGACTGGTGCCATCCAGGCACGAAGACCTTCATTGAGCAGAATGTTCTTGGTGTAGAACGTTTCAAACTCAGGATCTTCAGAAGCACGAATCTCCTGACTTACGAAATCATAAGCCCTAAGATTAAGAGCAAGACCAATAATGCCGATGCTAGATGTCCAAAGACCCATAACAGGAACAAACAGCATAAAAAAGTGAAGCCACCTTTTATTACTAAAGGCAATACCAAAGATCTGAGACCAGAAGCGGTTTGCCGTAACCATTGAATAGGTTTCTTCTTCTTGAGTTGAGTCAAATGCCTTGAAAGTATTTGCTTGTTCACCATCTTCATACAAGGTGTTCTCTACTGTAACACCATGGATGGCAGAAAGCAATGCACCTCCCAAGATTCCTGCCACACCCATCATATGGAAGGGATTGAGCGTCCAATTATGAAAGCCCTGGAGGAAGAGAAGGAAGCGGAATATCGCCGCGACACCGAAACTCGGCGCAAAGAACCAAGAGGATTGTCCGAGAGGATAGATGAGGAATACAGAGACGAATACAGCAATAGGACCAGAAAAAGCGATCGCATTGTACGGACGAATACCGATTAGACGAGCAAGTTCAAATTGCCTAAGCATGAAACCAATGAGGGCGAAGGCACCGTGGAGCGCCACAAAATTCCAGAGTCCCCCAAGTTGGAGCCAGCGTTGGAAATCCCCCTGAGACTCAGGACCCCATAGAAGAAGAAGAGAATGACCCATAGCGTCAGCAGGAGTCGAAACTGCTGCCGTAAGAAAATTTGCACCCTCAAGATAGGAACTAGCGAGTCCATGGGTATACCAGCTCGTGACGAAAGTAGTACCAGTAAGCCAGCCACCAATTGCAAGATAAGCAGTGGGAAAAAGTAGAATTCCAGACCACCCAACAAAAACGAAACGGTCTCTCTTAAGCCAATCATCGAGGACATCGAACCACCCCCTTGTAGGTTGTTGTAGTGTTGATGCTACCATTTTTATTGTTTACCTCCTTTAAGTAAAATAAATTTGGCCAAGTATCACGGACTATCTCCGCTAACTTGTATGGTGTTTGTGAACTTATCATATCTTAACACAAACAAAGAGAAAAAAATAGGGGTCCGAAGACCCCCCTTCTTTTTGGTATTTAATTTGTATCAACCAACAGCAGGTGCGGTGAGAGCAACAGGAGTTGACTCAGCAGCAGCGAGGTCGAGTGGGAAGTTGTGTGCGTTACGCTCATGCATAACTTCCATACCCAGACCAGCGCGGTTGAGAACGTCTGCCCAAGTGTTGAGCACACGACCCTGACCATCGATGATGGACTGGTTGAAGTTGAAACCGTTCAGGTTGAACGCCATCGTAGAAACACCAAGTGCGGTGAACCAGATGCCAACAACAGGCCATGCAGCAAGGAAGAAGTGCAGGGAACGGGAGTTGTTGAATGAAGCGTATTGGAAGATCAGGCGACCGAAGTAACCGTGAGCAGCGACGATGTTGTAGGTCTCTTCTTCTTGACCGAACTTGTAACCATAGTTCTGGGACTCAGTTTCCGTGGTTTCACGGACCAGCGAAGAAGTAACGAGACTTCCATGCATAGCAGAGAACAGAGATCCACCGAATACCCCAGCAACACCGAGCATGTGGAACGGATGCATAAGGATATTGTGTTCTGCTTGGAATACAAGCATATAGTTAAAAGTACCAGAGATACCAAGAGGCATAGCATCGGAGAAACTACCTTGACCGAAAGGATAGACGAGGAATACAGCAGAAGCAGCAGCGACAGGTGCGCTATATGCAACGCAGATCCAGGGACGCATACCCAAGCGATAAGAAAGTTCCCACTCACGACCCATGTAGGCATAGATGCCGATGAGGAAGTGGAAGACTACGAGTTGGAAAGGACCACCGTTATACAGCCACTCGTCGAGTGATGCTGCTTCCCAGATGGGATAGAAGTGAAGTCCGATTGCGTTTGAAGAAGGAACAACAGCACCAGAAATGATGTTGTTACCGTACAGAAGTGAACCAGCAACGGGTTCACGGATGCCGTCGATGTCCACAGGAGGAGCAGCGACGAATGCGACGACGAAACAGATGGTTGCTGCCAACAGAGTTGGGATCATCAGTACGCCGAACCAACCAACATAAAGACGATTGTTGGTTGAAGTTACCCACTCGCAGAAGTTATCCCAAGTGGATGTTTGTTGTCTTGAAAGAGTTGAGGCCATTTGAAAAAGGGTTATCTATGAGTGCGGGGAACACTAGGTAAAATATTCCAACTCTACCCTCCAGAGTTGGTATGAGAGACTGTTTTTTAGACACGCTGTTTAGTCTCGGTGAGGCGTGTTTGGATAGTGAGGAAAACCTCACCCGTCCATGTATTTATATTAAGCGATCTTCACACTTCTGTCAACCCCCAAATCAGTATCAAACTGAACCTTAATTTCTACACAAAAAAACGTCTCTCTAAATAAATAAACACCCAATGAGTGATTAGTAATGAGAAGACTCCTTCCATTAATCATGATTTTGATGGCAGCACCTGCGGCAAACGCAGGAGGGCTGGTTCATAAAATGAGTTCGAGTGTCCAGTTAACTGTAGATAGTGCAAGAACCACCGCAACTCGCTTGGGTTCCCAATACAGTATATCTGGATCTAATGTAAATACTACTGACGGAACCACAGCAGGAACTATTTCTACTGGTTCATTAACCAGCGGCATCTATGCTCCTGGTGCGATTTCTGCAACTCAGGCAACAAATGGAGAAGCGTTCTCCTTTAGTGCTTCTTATATTCAAGGTGATGCAGTTCCAACTTCAGCTGCTTCTGTAGGTGCTGTTGGTAACTTCTCCAGTCAGACTTCTTATGCGTCTGGAACTGCTGGTGATCTGGCAGGTACTATCGCAACTGACGGTGGTATTAGCATCACGGCTGGTGGAGCTGGATCTACTGCTGTCGGACAATTCGTCTCGGAAATCACGGTGATTGACTAATGACTAGACTACAAGAGGCAGTCATCCTTGGATTGACTCTTGGAGTTTTTCATGGTATGATGCAATCAGCAAAAAGTGTCCCTGTAGTGCCTAACTTCACACAGGGCTCGATGACTAGCCACACGGAAACTACTTCCAAAGTGACTGAAACGATTAACTCTATAGACTATGCAACAGGATGGCAATATTCAGTAACTGGAACCAACGTATCCAACAACGGGGCTTCGCTGCTTCCTCCCACGACGACAAGCACAGTGGTCGTAAATCCATTGGGAGGAACAGAAGGTCAAGTCACAAGCACAGCAACTGGTCTCGACTTAAACAATGCGAACTTCACGATCACAAATCCAGGGGAAGCATTTCAGTTCACGACGACGTATCAGGGACCGGGGATCACAAATCAAACTGTGATCCAAAGGGTTACAGACGTTACCTCAATAACAGATACCACAAGTGTCTTTACGCAGTAGCAGCAATATTCTTAGCAACACCTTCTTATGCTGATGTTGGTGGGGTTAGCGCGACAGCAAACCCCATCGCAAACAGCTCAGGCTCAGTGACCAACCAAGCCATTCAGGTTTTACAAGGTCCTTACATCACCAACACTTATGGAAACGGGATCCAGTGTCAAGGTCCCACCATGAACTTCACCCCGTATCTGACTCACTCTATCAGTGACAAGGATCCGTTTGAGCAGAGATATTTTGAACCTCAATATGATATGAGGGATTTTGAGGGCAGGACAGTTCAAGTCACAAAGATTGAAAAGAACTTCCCTTGGGAACCTTGGTATGATGATAGAACTTACACCAACTCTGAAGGAGTAGTGGTTCGTGCCTATGAAGATGGTGCTGACATCCCAGTCATCGTCGATGAGATTCAAGGGGATGGAATTCCCGACAATCCTGGGGATGTGGTCTGGGAAAAGCCGGTAAGAACTGGTGAGAAAATATCATACAACACCAACATCGGTTTCTCTGCTACTCTTTCTTTCCCACTAGATGGTGGACTTCAAGAGCGTTGTAAGGCAGCAGCAGATACACAAATTCAACTTCAACAACAATTAGTTGCTAATAAAAGATTAGATTTTGAATTGGCGAGATTAAAAAATTGTGGACAAATGATGAAGGATGGAATTCGCTTTCATCCTAGAAGTCCTTATGCGAAAATATGTGCAGATGTGATTGTGATGAACAAGAATGTCATCGCACCACACGCACACACAATTCCTAGACCTACTTCTTCAGCGGTCGAACAGACCTCAACGTCTTCACAGCCTGGTTCCTCTGACGCTGCTCAGCTAGGCGCTCCCTTACAGACTGCGCCGGGATCTTCTTTCCCCGTAAGGTCGCAACCTTCTTCAGGACTTTCTTCACAGTCGGTTTCACCACTTTTAACAAGAGATCAGCAAGAGGTTTTGCAAGCAGTGCCGAAGACGTTGCCACGACAGCGATAGAAGCAGTTGTAGTTACCATACCTGCTGATGGTATGTTCTGAACAATCTGGTCGGGAATAGAAAGTGTCTCAAATACTGGGAGACATTCTTTCCCGACTTGTTCGTATGCGACAATTTTTCTATTTCCTTCTACAATCTTTCCTACAGGGTCCTTAAGTTCTTGTGCTCTAGTAGGACACTCTGGTATGGTCTCTTTATTCTTTGGCACGTCTGCCTTTGGTGCTTCGGGTGCCTTGGTCTCTGGTGGTTTGATTGGTGGCGGTTCAGGTGCCTTTGTTTCAAACTCTAATTTGTTTGTATCATAGTCAATTGGACTGAAAGAGGGTGTCCCCGCATCACACAGAGTCATGACACCTTCAGGATCTTCCTCCTTTAGTGTTGTATTTTTTTTATTCTCTTTGTGTGCCTGAACGCATCCAGGTATATTAACAATAGGTGTTCCTACCTCACTGGTAACTGGAGGATAGATGGGAAGTGCCTGTGGAGGATCTGTTGTCATCCACTCTGGCATCTCAGGAATTCTAATTTCAGAAATTCTAATGTTGTTTACTCTAATATCAGGGATTGGCATCAGTTCCGTTAATAAATTCAACGGTATATTCATACCCATTATCTATAACAGAATCATGCAGATCAGCAATATCCTGTAAACCCTCTACTGAATACCAGGGGGCAG